AAAGAACGCGTTCCGGTACTTCAGGCCATGCGTCGGTCCAGTCCGCCATGCGCATCTCGCTGAACACGTTCTTCAACAGCATGTTTTCGCCGGTCCGAATGTTGCGGCCCTTCGCCGCAATGACTTCGACTGCATCTTTCATGTGCGTGTTTTTGTCGTAGTAATCCTCGCGATGCAGGAACAGGATCACGTCGCCCTTCTGTTCGATCTCGCCGGATTCGCGCAGGTCGGTCATGTTGGGATGGCGGTCCGTGCGGTTCGCTGACTGGCGATTGAGCTGCGCCAGCAGGATCACGGGACAATGGAATTCCTTGGCGAGCGTCTTGCCGTCCTGCGCAATCTGTCCGTACTCGAACCGCGCCTGTTTCGGATCAATCGCCATGTCGTGCATGTGATCGACGACGATCAATCGCAGCGGTTTTTGCATGTGCGCACGGCGAGCGCGGGCCATCAGCTGCACGCGGGTGATGGCTGGCGTTTCGTCAATCAGCAGCGGCGCCTCGATAATCTTCTGCGTAGCCGTGGACAGACGCGGCCAATAGAGATCCGCATCCATGTCCTGGTCGTTGGGGCTCTCCACCCACGCATGCGGAATCTCGCCGATGCACGCCACGGCGCGCGCCATGCATTCGTCTGCGCCCATTTCCACGCTGAAGAACGCCGTGTTGTTTCCGTTCATCGCGTTGTTGAGCGCGACTTGCAAGCCAAAGATCGATTTACCCATGCTGGGTCGTGCACCGACGATGTACAGCACGCCATCACGCAAACCGTTCGTGAGTTTGTTCAGCGCCATCCACGGCCACGGCTGCCCCAGCAGCTTCGGGCCGCGCTTGTAGCGCTCCATCAGCTCGGCTTGCATGCGTTTCATGCCGACCTTCGCCGGCTCCAGCCCGCCGCGCAGCTTGCTCACCTGCAACTGCGCCAGGTCGTGCGTCGCCGTCGCAATCACCTGCTCGGCATCGCCACCCCGACCCCATGCCGAATCGACCAGCCGCGAGCCAACGTCTATCGCCCCACGCAAGCGTGCTTTCTGCGCCACGATCTCGCCATACGCCACAATGTTCGCCGCGCTCGCGGTCGCGTCGCTCAGTTCGACCAAGTAGCCCAAGCCGCCGATCAAGTCCGCCAACCCCGCCGACTCGAACCAGTCCATCATCGTCACGGGGTCAACCGGCGAACCGCGAGCGATCAGCGCGGACACGGCACGGTAAATCAGACGATGATCGGCGCGGTAGAAATCCTGCTCCGTGAGCCAATCGGAAACCTTGGCCAGCGACGCAGGTGCCAGCATCAGCGCGCCAATCACGGCCTGCTCGGCGTTCGCGTCATGCGGCGGGATGCGCAGCGTGGAAATATCGGCGGGCATGCGGTCGAAGTCGGGGAGCGCGCTCATGCGGCGAGCCTGTTTTCGTAATTGCCTTCCACCACTTTTAGATGGTTGCCCGGTTCAAGCAGCCAATCAAAATTGCAGGATGTCCACTTGCCGCTGCGTCCGGTCAGGAAATCCGATTGAGCCGCATAGGCGAAAAAACGCTGCCAGTATTCGACGGTCTGGCGTTCGGCCAGTTCGTGCCAGCGGGATTTGATTTTCTTGCGTCGGCCATCTGTCAACAGGCGGATAGCTGGCAGCATGGGGAGTGCGTCGTGGTACGCGGCCAGGATGTCGTCGTACGGAATCGCTGGTGTCTTTGGTTTCTGTTCGACAGGTAGATCGTCATCGCCAGATGACAATATGCTCTTCTCCTGTTCTGGCTCTGGCTCCTGTATAGGCATACTCTTCGCGAAGGCTTCCGGTAAGGCTTTCGTGAAGCCATCGGGTAAGGCTTCCGCATAGCCTCTCGCCCTAACAACCACACGGGTTTTCAGCGAACACTCTGGCAGCATGTCGAGTGCACCAACCCACGCCTTGACGACATTTGGTGACTCGGGTGCGTTGTACTGAATGAACCGCGGGAGTGCGATCAAGCAAGCCCTTTCGTCGTGCTCCGCCATACCCTTCGACAAGACTTCATGGAAGGCTTCCGCAAAGGCTTCCAGTTCCCAGCCAAGCTCTGCGGCAAGGCCAGGAGCCGTCCCACGCATCGCGCCGATAGCCGTCATGTTCGGGTGCGTAAGCAGCATGAAGAACACGAGCTTCGCCCTGTCGCTCAACGCTGAAAACTTCGCGTCATTCCAGATACGCGGATCAATCTTGCGATAACGTGCCATTACCCACGCCTCTCGACCGGCTCGAAAATCTGCCGTTGCGGACACACCGGGTCCAACGCCAGCGCCGCCCTTGCTGCTGCCAACTCTTCCGGCGTGTGCACCTTGCTGGCCTCGGCAAGGCACTCCTGCGCGTGTTTCAACTGCCTGGCGTACCAAGCTTCGGAATACTTGGCTGGCGTGCCGTACAGCGCATGCAGAGTGCTCATCACCGCACCCTCCGGATGACAGCCACGCCACCACCTGACTCCGCTGCGATGCGTCGGGCTTCCGATCGGCTCTTGCAGACGATCACCAGCTCATTCGTGGCGGGATCAAAAACTGCCCAGCCGATGACATCGCTCATGCCCGGCCCCTCATGCGTGCATCTGCCTCGGCGAAAGCCTCGGCCTCGGTCAGCGGCACGCGCATGCCTTGGGCTCGCATGGCGTCGCGCACGCGCTGGGCCAGCTGCATGTCTACGGCGATTTCAGTGACGCGCTGGGTCAGCGTCAGACCCTGTTCGTGGGAGTCGTGGTCGCGGAAGTCCATCACCACGTCACGTTCGCTTGGCGTAGGCTTCACGGAAACGCAGGCAGGCTTAGGGTGCGGGGAGGTATGTTCGTCGTTTGTGACTAGCGAAAAAATGGTCATGCGGCTGCACTCCATAAACGTTGGGTTGGCGCGACAATCGCCGTCATACGGTCGCGTTCGCTGGACCGCCCTGCCGCCTCACGCATGGCGCGTTCGAAGTCGCGGTATTGGCTGACAAGGTTCGTCCCCGTCGCATTGCAGAAAGCCCGGGTCTTTTTCCACGGCAACCCGCGTTTTTGCCACTTGCTGACCGCCTGCTTGCTCACGCCGACACGCTTACCAATCTCGTGCAGCGTCAGCCCGCTAAGGCGGATGCTGGCGATCACGGCGTCTTGTTCTGTGCGGCACATACGGATGGTTTCCATGTCTGCATTGCGGGGTGTTCTGATGCCCTCAATACGGGGCGGAAGTAGCGTGCTCATCTTGGTTGTCGCCTTCTGTCAACTTGCGTCAACCCCCTGATTCACTTATAAAAAAGGCCCGTCCTTTTCAGGCAGGCCGATGGATCTATGCAACTCGCGTTTGGGCGGACTCCGCGAAGACCTCCGGCTTGAGGACGTAGCGCAACTTCAGCGCCTGCTCGTTCGGGATCGCTTCGCCGTCGCGCCATTGGTAGACAGCACTCGGCGTGATCCCGAGAGCCTTGGCCAAATCGCTGCCAACGTTGCCGTAGGCGGCGAGCGCGTGTTCTTTGGTGATGATTTGGTTTGTCATGTTGCTGCGGATTGTAAGGCCACTTACAACAAGAGCGCAAGCCCCCTTATATCGCGGTCGCGTAGGCTCCCGCCCATGTCTACCCTTGCTGACCGAATCGCCCAATCACGGACCCGCGCCGGCATGGACCCGTCCGAGTTGGCGCGGCGTGTCGGCGTCAAACCAGCCGCCGTTTATCAGTGGGAGTCCGGCGCAACGAAGTCGCTGAAGGCAGAAACCGCGCTTGCGCTCGCTGACGTGCTGGGGGTCGATATCGGATGGCTCGTAACGGGGAAGGCCGCCAAAGTCGCGCCGCTAGGCGAATCGCAGCCGATGCGACCCGATGCGCATATCGTTCGCAACGTCGCCACCGCGCTGAATCTCCGATACAAGGAGGCCGGCGGCTACAACCTCGCGGAACGGCCAGACGAGTTCGTCACGGCCTATGGGCTTTGGGTTGGCATGCCTGATGCTTACGATTCCCCCGAGGTTTTCAATCTTGTGGTTCGCTATGCGGACCTCTCACCACAGGGGATAACTGATGATCGAGGAAGTAAAGGTGCGCCGCCTCTTGGCGCTCCTGGAAAAGACACTGGGACCGGTTGAAGGCGCGCGGCCCGTGCTTCGCGTCGTGTGCGACGTCAAGGAACTGTCACCAGGCCTGAAGCGTGTCGGGTTGCCGGCGAGTTACAATCCGCGCGAGTTTCGCCGCAAATACGGCTGAAGCTGTCGTAACCTGACTACGTGGCCCGCTTCGGCGGGCTTTTTCATGGGCTGCGCTCGAAACTGAACGCAAGGTAAATGCATATAAGCGGGCTTGCTAAGCACGCTTGCAACTTGGGTGTAAGTGGGCTTATAGTCTCTCCACGCCATCACGGCACGGGAGAGAACCATGCAATCAC